ACCGTACCTCTCACGTTAACCATTTGGTCATAAATCGTTTACAATACCCCCGCTTTTAAATAATAGATGTATGCGCTTGCATCCAAGGACGCATGATTTTGCATGCAAAAAAGAAAGTTAATCTTTGGGTGTAAGCCCAGTGCCGGCGCCGATCTGGCATAGTAATGCACCTGCATTAAATTCGACCCGTTAAGCGCGCAGGCGAGGCGGGGATAGCACTGCGCGCCAGAGGCGGTGACAGCATTTAATTTAATGCGCCTGTGCGCGTCGTGATGGTGATGTCGTTTCGATGGCTGGCACTTTTGTTGGATGGTGATTGCGTTGCGTGTGGAGCGTCTGAGGGGTTTTGACAGGATGCCGCCCGGAGGCGGCATTTTTGGCGGGGTTATTCAGATTCGAGGCTGTAATCTTTAAAGCGGATCACCTCCATTCCGAGCCAGTCGTTTATCTCTCTGAAGCGCTCCTGCAGTGGCGTCAGCTCATTACGGACGAACACCCGCGCGACCTTTTCAACGTCACCCAGCGAACCGATATTTTCGGGCTTACCGCCCATCAGCTGGAACGGCACGCGGTGTGCGTCGAGCAGGTCGGTGGCGCTGACCTTCTTGATGTTAAAGAAATCATCTTTCGTGGCGACCTCACTTAGCGGCACAATCTTGATGCCGTCCGGTTTGCCGTTGGGCGCGTAGAAAAACAGATTTTTAAAATTGCCGAGCCCTTTCGAATCTCGCATCGCGGAACGGAGCGACTCAACGTCGGTGCTGCTTTGCGCCGCGTCGGTGACGTACATGATGTAACCCGCGTGCGCCCCGTTCTGGTAATACTTGCGGCGAAACAGCGTCGCGGACTCATTCAGCCAGGCGGAATTAAGCGCGCTCAGGTATTCCGGCATCCCGTAAAGCTCCTGATTGATGTCCGGTTCAAGCATGTGAAACACCGAACCGGGCGCAAACTGGTGCGGATTGGTAAAGCTCGACACGTACCAGTAGACATCATCTTCTACGCCTCGGCGGGTGTATTTCGCCGGGCTGGTTTCCAGTTTGAGCAACTGGCCGGTAACGCTCATGCGCTTTTCCAGATAGCCATTGGCAAAGACCAGATAGTCGAGCACAAGACGGCTGAAGTCCTGACGGGTCAACAGCGGGTGCGGAATATAGGTACTCGCCAGAATGTTACGCTTCACGTAAATCGGAGAGCTGTGATGCACGGCGGCGCGCAGGCTTTTTGCCAGCCCGGAGAAATTGACCGGCGGCTCGTACCATTTGCCGTTATTGATGCACTCGACGTAATCGAGGATATCCCGGCGATCGAGTACCGGCGACGGCTCACCGAAAGTAAACGCCTCCATTTTCTGTGGCGCGCGGGCGGTCATGCTGGCTGTCTGTTTAGGCTGATTTTTTTGACTTTTTTTCATCTTAGTTAATATCCAGAATTGAGGTGGAGTGCATACCGCTACCGGCTGACAGCGGTTCGTTTAACAGGGCGTGCATGGTTGCCCAGGCGATATCCGCATGGCTGGCTTCTTCACTGCGGCTGGCCTCATAGGTTGAGCTCCTGCCGCTGCTGGTCATGGTTTTGCGGATAGCCATAAATGACTGCGTGATGTCGGTCGCACTGGCGTCATATTCCAGACAGCCACGCTTGATGGTGTCTTTCGCTTTCAGCACCATCGCGGTTTTCATTTCCGGCGTGTAACGGATCGCACGCGCCGCCGGGAAGAATGAGCGCACGAGCTGGTAAACCCCCTGGCCGATGCCGGTCGCATCGATGCCGATATAGTCGACGGTGTATTTTTCGGTGAGTGACCGGATGGCCTCGGCCTGCGCGGCAAAGTCCATACCTTTCCACTGGTGACGCTCAAGGATGCGGAATTTACCACCGGCAACCAGTGGCGGTGCCAGTACCGCACAGCCTGCGCTGTCGCCGGTGTGTGACGGATCGTAGCCAATCCAGACCGGTCGCCAGTTGAAGGGACGATCGGCGAACGGCTCGAAGTCCTCCCATTCTTCCATCGCATCGACCATGCAGCGCTGCAGCTCCTCGAACGGGAATACCGACGCCTTGTCGTCGACGAACTCGCACATGAAGAGATTGCGGAAATCGTCTGCGCTGTTTTCCTGTTTGAGCTGGTCGAGATTAAACAGGGTGCAGCCCCCGGCGAGCGCGTCCTCAATGGTGACAATCTGCCGCCACTGGCCGTCCGGGCAGAGCACCCCGCCGGCCAGCGCCTGATGACTGATATCGATGTCGACACGTTCGTCGCGGCTGCTGCGCCCCCGGTTAAACAGCTCGCCTGACCAGAACGGATAGGCACCGTGTGCCAGCGTGGATGGGGTTGAAAAATAGGTTGTGCGCAGGTGTGACTGCGAGGCCATGCCGGATGCCACTTTTCGTAGCTTCTGGAAATTGGGTATCCAGAAAATTTCATCGACATACAGGTCGCCGTTGTGGCTCTGCGCCGTGTTGGAGTTGGTGCCGAGAAATATCAGCTCTGCGCCGTTGTTCCCGATGACGATCGGGTCGCCTGAGAGGTCTACATCGACGAGCCGGGCAAAAGCGATGATGTACTTACGGAATACATAAGCCTGCGTTTTACTCGCTGAGAGAAATATCTGGTTCTGGCCGGTCTTCAGGGCGCGCAGAAGCGCCTCGCGCGCAAAGTAGAACGTCGCGCCAATCTGACGTGATTTAAGAATGTGCCGGATACGGTGCGCAAGCCCCGCCTTATGCCAGTTGAGCTGATACTCAAAGGACTGGTCGAAGAAAATCTCTTCCAGTTTCTCGATAGCCTCATCGCTGAAGAAATTGCGTTTCGGCTTGCGGCGATCCCCTTTGTTACGGCTGGCAATTTTGGGGTTTAAGTCCACCTCGTTTCCGGTCTGGCCGTAGCGATTCACCCTCGCGAGGCGTTCCATCTGGCGCGACAGAAAGTCGGCGACCTTGAAATCATGCGGTGTCAGGTCTGGCTTTGCGTAGAGCTGAATCAGTCGCGCTTCTAACGTCGACTCGACACGGCTGACAGGGGCGGTTTCCTCCCATCCATCACGCTGTTTCCAGCTCTGCACGGTCGGGCGTTTGAGCCCGAGCATGTCGCAGATTTGCGGCACGGCGAAACCCTGCCAGTAAAGCAGCCGAGCCTGTCGCCGCGGATCATTCAGGAGTGATAAATCAGTTGAGACAGTCATTTTCACCTCGTGTTTATTCATACGAGGCAAGGCTAAAGACTTGACCGCCGGTTATCGCTAACCCCCTGTTGTGTCAGGGGTTGCACTTCCGCAACCGGTGGCTGATGTGGGTCGGAGTCGGGAAACTACACCCGAACCGAACAACCCAACATCAGGATACTGAACAATGGCAAAGAAAGTTTCTAAATGGTTTCGCATTGGCGTCGAGGGCGACACCTGCGATGGCCGCATCATCAGCGGCGATGATATTCAGGATATGGCCGACACGTTCGACCCCCGCGTCTATGGTTGCCGCATCAACTTAGAACACATCAAAAGCCTCTGGCCTGACAGCCCGTTTAAGCGTTACGGCGATGTAACCGAGGTTAAAGCGGAAATCATCAGTGATGGCTCTGCGCTCGACGGCAAAAAAGCGCTGCTTGGCAAAATCCAGCCGCTCGACGAGCTGGTCAGCATGATTAAGGCTGGTCAGAAGGTTTACACCTCGATGGAGATCCGCCCGAACTTTGCCAATAGCGGCAAGTGCTATCTCATCGGGCTGGCTGTGACGGATGACCCGGCAAGCCTCGGCACCGAATATCTGGAATTCTGCAGCCGTGCCAGTCAGAACCCGCTCGCCGGTAAAAAAGACCAGCCGGGCGATCTCTTCTCTGTGGCCTCGCTGGCAGAGCTCGAATTTGAAGACGTTCCCGACACCATGCTAAACAGCCTGACCGACGCGGTAAAAGCGATTTTCAGCCGTAAACAGGCCACCGACGACGCGCGTTTTAACGATGTGCATGAAGCGGTGACGACCGTCACCGAGCAGGTACAAACCAACCTCACCGAAACCGACAAGCGAGTCACCGCGCTTGAGACCGCTTTTGCGCTGCTCAAACAGGATGTAACCAGCAAGGCCGAAGAAAACGCGCAGGCGTTTAGCTCCCTGAAAAGCTCCCTCGATAACACCGAAAGCCTGAGCCAGCCCCGCCGCGAGAAATCGAAGGGCGGCACCGGCGATGAGCTGCTGACTAACTGCTGATAACGCGCCGGGCGCGTGGCGTCCGGGCATAGCCATTTTGTGAATACAAGGAATAACAATGCGTAAAGATACCCGCTTTAAATTTAATGCCTACCTGAGCCGCGTCGCGGAGCTGAACGGCGTTTCTACTGACGACGTGGCGAAGAAATTCACCGTCGAGCCGTCGGTCACGCAGACCCTGATGAACACACTGCAGATGTCCTCCGCGTTTCTGACCAAAATCAACGTCGTGCCGGTCGACGAGCTGAAGGGCGAGAAGGTCGGCGTGGGCGTCAACGGCACCATTGCCAGCACCACGGACACCGCCGGTGATGACGAACGTAAAACCGCCGACTTTACCGCGCTGGAGTCCAACAAGTACGAGTGCGCGCAGATTAACTTTGACTTCCATATCCGTTACAAGCAGCTCGACCTGTGGGCGCGATTCCAGGACTTCCAGACCCGTATCCGTGACGCGATTATCAAGCGTCAGGCGCTCGATTTCATCATGGCCGGTTTCAACGGTATCGAGCGTGCTGACACCTCGAACCGCAAAAATAACCCGATGCTGCAGGATGTCGCGGTGGGCTGGCTGCAGAAGTACCGCAATGAGGCCGCAGCGCGTGTGATGTCAAAAATCACCGACGACGACGGCAAGGTTATTTCCGATGTGATCCGCGTGGGTAAAAACGGCGACTACGAAAACCTCGATGCGCTGGTCATGGATGCCACCGGCAACCTGATTGATGAGATTTATCAGGACGACCCGGAGCTCGTGGTCATCACCGGTCGCAAGCTGATGGCCGACAAGTATTTCCCGATCGTCAACAAGGCGCAGGAAAACAGCGAGTCGCTGGCCGCTGACATCATCATCAGTCAGAAGCGCATCGGCAACCTGCCCGCCGTGCGCGTGCCGTACTTCCCGGCTAACGCCCTGATGGTGACGCGCCTCGACAACCTGTCGATTTACTTCATGGACGACGCGCACCGCCGCGCCATCATCGAAGAGCCGAAGAAAGACCGCATCGAAAACTACGAGTCGATGAATATCGATTACGTGGTCGAGGCTTACGCCGCAGGTTGCCTGATTGAAAACATCAATCTCGGTGACTTCACGCCACCTGCAGAGCCGGAAAGCGCTTCCGTGCCAGCAAATAACGAAGGCGGAGAGTAAGCCATGACGAGTCCCGCAGCGCGTCACATGATGCGGGTCTCGGCCTCTGAAACTACGCGGCGGGTAGCAGCCCCGCTGCGCAATGCAACTGCCTATGAGCAGATGCTGGTTAAGCTGGCCGCAGACAACCGCACGCTAAAACAAATCCGTTCCAATGAGCGCAAGGCCGATAAAAAGCGCGAGCTGCTGCCGTTCTATCTGCCGTGG